CCTGCGCCGTTTTCGATAAAATCTTGATTAAGGGGGGTGATCCCTCGGTACAACCGCCCCGGATTCGTCAACCTGCCAGCGCTTCTGCTTCCTGTGTTGCTTAAGGTGGCAATCCTTGCAAAGTGCTTCGAGGTTGTCCCAGTTCAGGGCTATCTCTGGGATGTTGATTGTCTGCGGCGTAAGATGTATCTTGTGGTGTACTTCCTGCGCTGGCGTAATCAGCCCCTGCTTCAGGCATTCTTCACACAAGCCGCCGACAGACATCTTATAACCAGCAGCGCATTTTCTCCAGGCAAATGACACATAAAATGCATCTGCAAAGCCCGGATCTGTTTTCACCGTGCCGTCCCTCCTCACGCGCATAAAGCGTATAGCACGTCCCACCGCAAGAAGGAGTACACACTTGCGGCCCCCGCATTAGAAAAGAGTGCCCGGCTGCTACAGGCACTCTTTCCTCTGGTCCTTAAGACCAGCTTAACATTACCACGAAATACGTTTATCATCAATCGCATCTTACATCGCGGATATCAATAGTTCTGCTTGCTTTAGCTTTCGATATATCTGGGAAGCCGAATAACTCATAGAACACGCAACCTCACGAACACTCATCCCTTCAATGTATCTGCTCGTTATTGCTTTCTTTAGTGTAGGATCTTCCAATCTTTCAATCAGTGGGACAAGTTCCGCCCGCATTGCGGCGAGTTCTTCCTGGATATTATCCAGCGCCTCCTTTGCAATGGTAAGCATGATTGCGCCGTCTCCGGTCTGATCACTGGTCCCTGATCCTCTCGGCATACCGGTAAGCGTCGTTGTGGTTTTTGTCGCTCTTGCAACAGCTTCTGCAACATTGATTTCTGCTGTAGGAAGCCGATTAAGAAGGCATCTCATTCGATACAAGTCAAGCATTGTTTTATTTCCTCCACTGTTTCCATCACCCGGATCTTGTTGTTATCGTGGAAAAGGATCGTGTGATCATAGTACGCATCGGCCCGGCTCATATTGACACAGATCTTTCCGCGCTCAACATACTCCCGCTCTCCGGATGTCCACTCTTCGGACGCACCATGCAGCTCAATCCACATTCTGCATCACCTCCATTTTATCATGTATCCGGTCAGGATACCGAACAGGAAAGCCAGGATCAGAATCAGGATCACATCCGTCATGGCTTTTTACCTTTCTTCCGTTCATCATCGATCACGGCACGGATGATCCCGATCAGCACAATCACCGCCAGTATGATACCGCAACCGAACACGACCGCAAAGAAGATAAAGAACATATTAGCGAACCATTCAGGAATCATCAAAGATCAATCCTCCTTTCGTATAGCCCACGAACAATAATTGTCAGATGACCATCCACCGCCGTTTAAATCACATCGCGGTGGAATAAAATTGTCACGAACTATTTCGCCCGGTTTCCAGTTTTTGCAATCTTTGCATCTGATGACCGCTTCCGGCGCTTCCTCGATCAGCTTTCTCGCTCCTCCCGGTGGCCCTTTGTGCGCTTTATCGTATGCCTCCAGCAATGCCGATCTGCTGATTAAATCGTCATTCATTCAACCTCACCGCCTTTTCGCCATCTGCACAGAACCAGTCCGGCTTACACCATCCATTGTGAAAACAAATACTGTCTAAATTATTGCACTCTTCCGTATGGCCTTTATCCCAAGAAATACAATCCTTGCACAAGACTATTTCTGGTTGCTTTTCCAACAATTCAAGAGCGTCCGTTAATGCATCTGTGGTTGCTTCTGCATCAAAAGGATCGGCATTTTGAGCGTCAATGATTTCCTGTATAACAGTTTTTATTTCTTTCATTCGCTTCACCTCCTGTCCTCATAAATTGCCTTCATATGCTCTTTCAAAAGATCGCACGTTTCGCAGTCTTCATACAGACCATCCGATCTGTTGCATTTGTAAAGCGGGCAATCAGCTATTAATTGACCATGGAACCAACATTTCTCATTATCGCAATCCACGCACGGGATATTTCGTTTGCATTCTGTGATCTGAACGTTCATTTCCACTCTAAACACTGTCCGCAGAATCCGCAATATGATCGGTTAAGAAGCCACTCTACAGTTTGATGGCACTTGGGGCAAAAACCTTTTATTTCGTAATGATTTGGCAATGTCTCACATTCTCGCTGAGATAATACCCGCATCGGATCCTGTTCTTTCAGCAATTCCAACGCCGCTTTAGCGATATTCCTAACTTCGCTGTCACTGTGATACCGCTGCCAGTCTTCATCTGTCAGCCCTTCCAACCAGCTCATGACTTCTTTTCTGTCATACATTCCATGTCACCGCCCGTCTTGCTTCGGCAATTCTGGCATATACATCCATGCCGTTATCTCTCTAATATCTCGTCCACTATCAAGAATGATTCCATCAGCAACGCCGTCCACATACTCATCAATCCAGATATCTTTCCCGTCTGTCATGAGATACTGCCCATCGTCACCCGGTAAGCCGTGAATAATACCGTCATCGTCTTCTGTGAGCATATGCCATTCCTGCTTTTTCAGCAGTTTCAGAATCATGTCTGCCGCTTTAAAGTCAACAAGAATACGATCTAACCCATATTCTTCTGATTGCTCTTTTGCTCGTTCGATTGCTACAATAAGCTTTTCTTTATCGGTCATCATCTGCTCCTTTCCGTTCTAAACCTCACTTATCCCCATTGTTCGGCCATTGCCTTTGCGATCCCTGAGAATGTTTTGCTCCGTGTCTTTGGATCGCGTTCGTTTCTTCCCTGAAATCTCCGATAGTTCCCATGCGCATCTTTGCATCCACCGTTTACATATGGCTCATGATGTTCTAATAGTTCTGTCGGCACCAGCGGTGGAAGTCCCTTCAGCCACAAACATGTTCGTTTTGAATATGGATGCCCAAACCAATATGGCTGGATCGCCTGCGTATAATTCGGGAGTCCGATAATCTTCATTGGTGTTGGATTTTCAATAGCAATCTTGGGGCAATCCGCATCATAGAATCTCATAAAAAACGCCTTTGCCTCCATGGCCTTTTTATATCGTTCTTCCTGCAATACCCCCCCCACCCTCATCCTGACGGCTCCGGCATTAGTCATGTATGTACATGGTGGATGGGCAATTATCAAATCCCAACGAATTTTTAACATCTCAAGCGCATCGACCTTTAGATGCCATTCAGGATGACCGCCTGAACAATCTTGGATATCACAACTATATGCTTCGTGCCCTTTTGCCCTAAATGCCTTACACACTTCTTGCGATTCTTCACAAGCAACAAGCACTCTCACGCAAACTTTGATGCTCCTTTCCAAATCAATAATAATTCCCCGTCCACCCCAAACCCGTTATTATTGATTTATAACGTTTCCCTTCTGTTTTTCGTCCGATGATACTTTTCCCTGGCTTTCTTCCGTTTCAGTTCGATCGACTGCGGTTCATCGCTGTCTTCTTCTCCCCTCTTCCGGAGCTGTTCGATCATATATTCCCGATCCAGACCCTCAAAAAAGAAACTTTCCCGAAAGAACCCCTCTAAATCCCTGATGCGTGCGCGAGCGGATTTTTTCTCATTCGTGTGACCCCCTTCCGCTTCCAGCTCCCGCAGCAAACGATAGTATCCAACCAGCTCATCACCCGCCTGTTTTCCGATGCCGTTCAAGAGGTTTTGCATCCCAACCCGATCTAAATCGAGCTTCCGGTGTAACAACCTGCTCAGCTCCGTAAGCATTCCGTGATTCCACCGATTTACCGCTTGCTCCGGAGATCGGCTGTCCTCCGTCCGGATAAAACAATCCTGACAGATGCAGATCCATCTCGGGACATAGCCCGGATCAAGATAATCCATTCGATCAATTGCCAGTACCACAACAGGCTTGCAATGACACACGCACCCGCGCACGACATTTGGCAGATATTCCCATCCAGCGGCGGTGTGTTCGACCGCGAATCCTTTCCGATCTGGAAACAGCTTCTTCCGAATCGCCGCTTCCCGTTCATCCTTAATCCGTTTCCGCTCGGCCGCTTCCGGATCCAGCGGGGCGCTAACTTTTCGATATCTTCCCATCAACCTTCCTCCCCTTCCGGCTCATATGCTGATTCCCTCCAACGAACTCCCTGATATGGGCATCCTCCGTACCGTGGCAGTTCCTTTGGCGGCCAGATACACATTAGCGTTTTCCGCAATTCGCATTTTGTGCATTCTTGCCCATCATTGACACAAATGGCGCATTTATTGTTCACCGCCGCGCCTACAATGGTGTTAACGTCTGAATCCTTTATAGGAGTATATCCAGGTATATCGATTACAGATGGCATGGATATCTGCACATAACCCTTTTTACAAATAGCTTCCACCTGCTCCAACTGTCGGAAAGGTACCGTTTTATAAATCAGCCCAAGCGCTTTATCCAACAGGCCCAGCGCCGATTTAAAATACGCATATCCTCTTCGCTCATTCGCGGTCAGACGATCCTTTAAGACCGCATCGCATTTATGCATCTCGCTCGCGCAAGCCAGGATGATTTCCATCCCGTGCTTTTCGCGCCGGTTCAGATCTGGTCTTCCCTCTTCCGGTCTGCTCAAGGTCGTTTCACTCCTTTTCATTCCCGGATGCCGCCTCACGGGACGAGCTTAATCCGGGCAGTCAATCAATACGATTTAGCTATATTCGCCGGTTGTCAGATTCTTTGACGCAACCAGCACCCGATTCGCATCTGCTCCGCCGTGCCAATACTCATTATGGGCATTGATGTACGCCGCATCATCTTCTGCGACATATGTCATGTCGAGATACTTCCCGTCAGGGTTGTACATCTTGTAGATCTCTACGATCTTCTCGAATTCCTTGATGATCTTTTCCTCACATTCTGCGCGGTTCATGGTGTGCCTCCTTTGCGCTGTGTGCGTTTTCCCATGCTGTTTGAAATCCTTCAAGGATTCCGATCAGCCATTCACGGATTACCTGATTGTCGTATTTCTTGTCGATGTTTTTAAGATCGTCCACAAGTCGCTCCCAATATTCCTCATCCTTTCCAGGCGGGACTTCTTCGTAAGTTTCGACGAACCGATAAATGTCAGCGAGCGCTTTCCGATATCGATCATCCTTCATAGTCATCACCCCACGGCAGGCTTACATCGTGAACGACTTCCATCTGTTTGATTTTCATGTCAGTAGGCCATGAAAAATCGTCTTTCGTTTCTGATATGCGCTTGCTAGCCGGATCGTACCAAAGCGGGATTCCATCATCCAGATCGCCGCTCAGACGGTTCTTTTTTACTGAAAGAATCCTATCCGGCTTGTTGAACCTGTCCGGCCCCGTGTCATAATTCAATACAACATCCACCGCATTTGTGATATTCCCGCTGCCCATCACATCATCAGCGTCAAAATCTCCACCGTCCCCCTTCCGTTTTCTCGGATGCGCAACAAGGAAAATGATCACGTTGTACTGTCTGGCAATTCTCGCCAGCTGACGGACAAAGTTGCTTTGTAGCCTGTTCAGATCCGCGCTAAGGTTTTCTTCAAGCGCTGTCATGAGATTGTCCAGCAGAACTACCCGGATACCGTATTCACGAACTGCTTTCTCCACAGTCTGAATCAGGCTTTCCGTTTCCTCTCCATTGTTTCCGGCCTCATCGTAAAGAAACATCGTGTGATAATACCAATCGTGTAGACGATTCCGTTGCCATTCCTGAAGCGTCCAATCAACCTTTTCAGCATCGTTATTGATCTGTTTCAGATCTTCCGGCCCCGCAAGCTGCCTGTCCATCCATTCCCGAAAATTCTCATGAATCAGTTCGCCGGAATACGCAAGGCAGCTCTGGCCAGCGTGAAGCGCTTTGCACAGGAATTGTGATGCAAGTGTGCTTTTGCCTTTTCCGCGCCGTCCGCTAACGAGTATCACCTGCCCGAAATAAAACCCGCCAAGAAGCCGATCCAGTTGCTTAAAGCCTGTTGGGATGTGTGGCATACCTACCATGTCGGAAGGCTTTACATCCGCCATCCTGATAATGTGCGCGTCCGGATCCTGTACTGCGTTTTCGATACAGGCGCGGATCCCGTCCACACCGTACTTCTGCAAAATCTCATTCGCATCTTTACAATCCTTGTAGTCCTCTGGGCGAACGTGCCATATCTGGCCATTAAATCTGGCTTTCATATCCGGAAGGAGTGTCATTGCTCCCCGCTCGAAATCTCCGAAGACAATCAGCTTTTCGAACTGTTGCAACCAGTCCCAGCAATGTGGAATCCAAGTAAAACCGTTTTTCCCAGTTGGAACAGATACGGCGTTTTCGTATCCTGCTTCCGCAACGCTCAGGCTGTCGATCTGGCCCTCCGTCATGATCAGAGTCTTGTTTGCCGGATTGCATTGTGCCATCCCAAACAGGATCGGCTTGCAGTCTGCCTCACACCATTCTTTTGATCCGCCCTGATCCTTTTGATAAGTCAGGTTCCGATACTTGATAAATTGCAGCTGATTGTCGGCATCGTAGAATGGAAACATCAGGATGTTATCATCATCTTTCAGAGTGGTGATATAATAACGTTCTGTTACTTCCTTGCTGATTCCACGGTTCGCCATATACTTGACTGCTGTATTCCGGATCTCAATGCTTTCCGGCTTCTTCGTGAATGTTTTGAACTGTTGCCATTTCATACCATAATAGGTATCGGCATCGCGCCCAAGTGAAAAGCCGAAGTCCCGCGCAAGGGTGATCATGTTTCCCTGGATGCTACAGCTCGCGCGGAGGCACTTGAATTGTCCGGTTTCCAGATTAATAGAAAATGTGTCCTTGTCTTTTCCTCCGCCCTGGCAATATGGACACCATCTGAAGGTTAGCTCGTTTCCGCGCTTCCTTGTCTTCACGCCGACATGGGACGCGAACCGTTCAGCGTCCGCAGGCGTGAACTCGTAAATAGTTGCCATTTACCTTTTACACCTCAATCGTCGTAATGTAGTTTGTACCATTCCGGTGATCCTCTCGATGGCCCTTTTACCGCCGGAGGCGTTCCCGCGTCAGCGGGTGATATACTTTCTTCCGTCTGACTTCTATCTTCTATCTTCTTATATCGTAGATCGTCAGCGTGTTCGTCAGCGTGTTCGTCAGCGTGTTCGTCAGCGTGTTCGTCAGCGTGTTCGTCAGCGTACCGCTCAGATTGGTAAACATCATATTTTTCAATGGTTAGGAGTGTGCCGATTCCGCTAAGAGGTTGAACAGATATCATGTTATTTTCTTTCATAAAATCAAGCCAACTCTCCACGCGTCTCTTACTCCATCCAAATGTTTTTTCGAGTTTTCGTACGCTGGTAAGCCATTGTCCACGCTCAACTCGGACTGTATGCCCATGTTGCCTGGATACGCCAGGTTTCCAATTCGCCGTTAGAACCGCATGAAAAAAAGCAGAGCGAAAATCAAAAGATTCATCATCTTTAGTCCAGAAATCACTTTCAAGGACTTTTCTGTACATTTTCACCCAAGACGGATTTTTCACCCAAATTCACCCGCCCTCAACCGATCTTCCAGATTCCGTGTCAATATTCCGTGAATGATCCGGCCCGTTGTGCGTTCTGTGCAGAAAATCAGGCGGAGGTTGTACCGGCTGCAGAATGCGAAAATCGATCCTGCGAGGCTCTTCGGGATCATCTGGGATTTGTATCTGTGGTCATATATGTTTTCCCAGCTTCCTCCTTCCACCAACAGCCACATCTGAGCGCCTGATTCAGCTGCCCGCAGGAACTCACGTTCAAAGCGTTCCCGGCTGGATCCGAAACATCCAGCCAGCTCGTCCAGATTCATCTTCCGTTCAATTGCCACGGTTGGCTTGATCCTGTCGGAAGTGTCGTAAATCCTCCGCCCGTCCGGAAGCATCGCATTATAGCTGTAATCACCATAATCCAACACGCACCGTTCCACCGGCAGCCCGATGGAGGCGTACCTCCACCGGGCGCGGTCTGTGTCCTGTTCCCGACTGTCCACCAGTACAGTCATGGAATCAAGGACGGCTTTGATTTCCTTCGGGCGCATCAGAACGGCAGGTCATCGTCATGGACAACCGCGAACCCGCCGGAAGGTGCTCCGCTGGTGGGTTCCGCAACATCTCCGGAAAGAAGCTGATCCTTCGGAAGTTTGTATTTGCCCGTACGAATCTTTTCCACGCTGCACACCTGCGCGAGGTTCGAGCTTTTTCCATATCGTCCGTCTTTTTTCCATTCGCGGAGATTGAACAGCCCGCCGATCATCAGGCCCTTGAACTTCTTTTCATCCCAGTCGAAATGATACCCATCATTTGATGCTTCCAGGGCTTCGGTGAAAGTCTTGAACCGGCGCTTTGTCCAGCCATCTTTCTCGCTTCCGTCATCCAGCGGAACATTCAGAAGATAATTGCAATGCCACTTTTTATCGCCATCCTGAGCACGGTAATCGTTGGCGAAGAAATCCTTATACTGACCCTCCGCAACATCCATGCTTACCTGCACATACTGACCAATACGATTTTCCTTGACCTCCGCGCCCATGATCCGCATCACATAGCCGCCGACCGGCAGCTGCTCTCTGTCCTGATAGCTTTGTACCTTGTCATAGTCCCCGAAATGTTTGATAGCCATTGTCTGATCCTCCTTATCAATACTCAAAATGTGCAGCCCGTGCCATTGCATAAGCCTGCCGGGTTTTCACCTGATCCATGTCGGCCCAATAGGAACCGTCGGCTCCGAAAAGGCCCCAGCCGCCGTCTTTGCTGTTTCCAATCACAGCACCGAAATAATCCCCGTCTACGTGCTCAAAGTTGTAGTATGGAACATCGTAATCAGTATCGATCCCATTGCAGATGTCCATAATGTCCTGCGGAATGTTTCCGACAACGTAAATCGGGTAGTGCTCAGCAAACGCTTTAATCTTCAGCGCATCATCCGGCATCATGTTTCCCTTGACTTCCACATAAAGCGGGTCAGGGCAACGAACGGAACCACCATGCAGAACGAAGTCAGGAAGATATCTGATTGTCACGCCCTGCTCGATGGGAATGTCATAGCCTTCGGTTTCATAATGCCAGTCGATGCCGAGCTTATCAAAAATCATTGCCCAGCGAGCTTCCAGGCGGCTTCTGAAAGAGATGCCCTTGTATACAGTTGGAATTGCTTTAATTTCATTTACCATTCTTATTTCACCTCGAACGTTAGTTAGTTGTCAGAATAAAATTCACGAATTCGCGCATCTACCGCTTTCAAATCGTTTTCAATCTTTTCTCCTTCAAACATTTCCTCCGGTGCTTTCGTGATATCGCTCCCGTCGGTCTGCGTTCGGAAAAAGTGTTCTGATCCCACGGTCACACATCGGAGCACGATTGTGCTCATGCCCTCAATGCAGACCTTTTCGTTCAGTAGCTTCCCGATTGTACGGAGTCGAGTGTCTCCGTAATCGCTGGTGTCCTCGTGCATCGTGATGTAAACATTCACATCTTCCGGAAGCGCCTTGATCTCGCGGATAAGCTTCCAGAACTGATCGGCGATGTCGTTGTACAGATCGAAACTGCTGGAACCTTTTTTGGGCTGGCTGTGTCCGGCCATAAACTGGCTGGTCATCAGATACCCAGCGTCATCAATCACCGCCGTTTTGCAGGGCATCCGCTTCAGGCCAGCGATGATCGTGTCCACGCTGTCGGTAACGCTGACATATTTAAACTTTGTCCGGAAAGGGAGTTCCTTACCGATCACATTGACAAGGAATATTTCTTCCGGGCCGAAGTTCTTCAGGCTCCGGCTTTTCCCGCTACCGCTCTTCCCGTAGATCAGGATAAATCGGCCCATCTTTTCACCTCCTCACTTACTTAATCACAACGCTTTCAGTCGGTTCCAAGCAGGCCCCCGGAATCTCCACGCCATTCTTGATCTCCGCTTTCAGCGCATCCTTCCGGATCTCCGGCATGGAGAACTTCAGGAACTCTTCCGGATCCTGGTAGTGCGTCTGGATGTAGTTCACGACGCTCTCTACATCGATCACATCCAGTCGGCTGTTGTGCGTGTAGCTGACGGACACCCTTGCCGTCTTAAACTTCTCGCCCGCAAGATTCAGCCGGAGCCATTCCTTGCAGCTTGCAATCCGGTTTTCGAGCGCCTTGACCTGAGCCTGTTGCTTCTTAATCTCTTCCTTCCGGGCCGTGATCTCCGCATTCATATCCTTGATCCATAGGCCAACGCCCTCGAACTTCTGATCGCGTTCAAGCTGGAGTGCGTCCAGCCGTGCCGTGTCGAGGATCTCGCCGGTTTCCTGATCGACTGCGGCGAGAATGTCGGCATTGATTTCATAGAGTGATCTCATTTGCGTTTTACTCCTTGTCTGTGGTATCATAACCACGGTTAATATTTCCTTCGGGCCGTTGAGATGCTCCACCATCTGACGGCCTTTTTTAGCGTCCTCCGGATCAGTTCCCGGATGCTCACCGGTTCCGGTTCCAGCCAGAACCGCGCCTGTGGGCTCATTACCCACGACGGCCCCGGCTCCGTCACAGCACCGTCAACCGGAATCGCCCTGGATACCATCGCTGGATCCTGGAACCGATACCCTCCGATCGGCGGCGGAACCGGAACCCGGCGATGCTTGCCGAAATACAGATCCGGATCAGACTGCCACGGAGCATTTAAGTGTCCGTGATACATCATTTCACCTCCTTTCACAGGTGCAGGATCCCAGACGCAAGCACCCACGAGGCCACCAGCACGACAGGGCCGAGGATTGTGCTGATTGCAACCCCGATCCTCCGCCGGTCTTCGATTTCACGTTCCGGCATCCGGCAATAGTAAACGGCCCCGTTCCATCCCCGATGTTTTCTGTAAAACGGCTCGTTCATGGTTCTCCTGCTCCTTTCTTTGTTTTGTGACGGCTTCCAGCGCTCCTGGATGATCCTGTTTGAATTGGATCACAGCCCGATACAGTGAGCGCTCGAAAGTGAGGGATAATGATCGGTCGGTCATCACAGATTCACCTTCTTCGCGTATTTGTTCACGAAGTAGATCTGTCCTTCCCCTGTGACCTTCGTTGTGGCCGTGATCCTGGTCGTTCCGTTTGGTTGTGCAATCGTCCGCTCAATCACCCGGAACAGGCCCGCTTCCATTGCCTTTTGCGTCGGAATGGTGCTGTTCTTCATGATATAGCCATCCTTCCGAAGCTGCTCATAAAGCCTGTTCTGGCCGGTTTCCACGCCGTTCTGCTTCAGCAGTTTTGCAAGCTCTCCGATCAGGATGTCGCTTTCGGCCTGAGCCACGCTGTCCGCGAAAAGGACTTTCGGAGCATTGAGGCGGTTTGTTGCTTCAGCTTCCAATCGGGCCTGTCGCTCATCTCTCAGCGTTTCCAGAATCTTAATCATGCAGTCCGGGTCGCCCAGCATCTTTTCGACCGTTTCGGGCGTCGCGTAAATGCCGTGCTTCCTGATGGTCGGGATAACTTCGTGTGTGATCCAGCGCTTAAAGGCTTTTGCTTCCGGCTTGCGGGATCCCAACACCAGCGAGTACAGGCCGGGTTCGTTCACTGCGTATCCTTCTCCCTGACGACCTAAGTTGAACTTAGCCCGTTCATCTTCGTCCAGCCGGTCGATGGCAACAGAAGGATTAGACAGCTCCAGAATCCTGCATACATCAGCCGCCACAAACCACGGCTCTCCGTCTTTGGTGATCGTTCGAACCTGTCCGAACTGAGCGTTTGTGAATACGTGCAATGTGTTTTCCATGTTACCTCCTAATCTTTAATTAAATTCAAGTTTTTGGGCAAAATTAATACTGTCCAGTGGGATTGAGTACAGATTAGCAAGCGCCATTGCTTTATCTATGGTCGGCATGGTTGTACCCTTTTCCCATTTTATAATGGTCGCAACGGATACACCCATCGCTTGCGCCGCTTGCGGTTGGGTCATTCTGGCGTTTACTCTTGCGGCTTCCAGTGATATCCTGAGTTTCTCGCTCATCTTTTCATCTCCTTTCTTGTTTAGAATCCGAACCACAGCTCATAGTTTAATCTAATTAAAGCTGGTTGTCAATAATAAAATTAAACTTTTCTTGAATTAAATTTGATTTTTGGGTGATTTTGATGTATTCTGTCAGTGGGAGGTGATTCGATGGGTACCAAAGAGAATTTCCGAGCAAACTTACCATATTATATGAAACGGGCAGGCATGAACCAAATTGATCTGGCCAAAGCCATCGGGAAATCTGAAGCGTCTGTTTCGTTGTGGATCGCAGGAAAGGCTTTTCCTCGAATTGACACCATCCAGAAGATTGCTGATGTAGTAGGATGCAGGACAGATGATTTAATTGTTGAAAGAGAACCTGTCATGAGTTTTGCTATACCCGCAATTCCTTTTCATCCAAGCGTTGCCGAAAAGCTCGAAAGAAGTTTTGCTGGCGCTATAAGTGGCAGAGAAAAGCAGTTGCTTTTCCTGTTCGCCACAATGACAGACAGCGACAAGGAAAAGTTGTTAGATTACGCTCAGTATATCGTCGATTCTTACACACGCCCAGATAAAAGGAGGCCCAAATGATCCCCGCCGTAATCTATGCCCGCTTTTCCTCCTCCGCACAGCGAGAAGCATCCATTGAGCAACAAATCAATGTCTGCACATCCTACGCGAAACAGAACGGTTATACCATCGTTCAAACGTACTCAGATCGCGCTCTAACAGGCCGGACAGACCAGCGCCCACAATTCCTCCAGATGATAAAAGACGCGCGAGAGGGCCGTTTTTGTGCCGTTCTGGTGTATGCTCTCGACAGGTTCAGCCGCGACAAGTACGACTCCGCCCGATACAAGCACGAGCTTCGGGCCTGCGGTGTCCGTGTCGTGTCTGCGACCGAACCGATCACGGACAATCCGTCCGGCATTCTGATCGAATCCGTGTTTGAGGGACTGGCGCAATACTATTCTGCAGAGCTGTCCCAGAAGATCCGGCGCGGATACGAAGACAATGCGAAAAAATGCCTTGCCTGCGGATCTGTGCCTTTCGGCTTCCGGCGCGGAAAGGATGGCCGGTATGAGATCCATCCGGAAGAAGCGGAGGTTGTTCGGGAGATCTTCCAACGTGTCTCCTCCGGCGAAACTTATGCGGATATATGCCGGGACCTGAACGGGCGCGGGATAAAGACCAAACACGGCTCCTCCTGGAATCGTTCGTCATTCAACACGATTCTTAGCAATCAGCGATACATCGGAACCTACTTATCAAAGTATCATGTGCAGGAAGACGCGATCCCTCAGATCGTAGAAAAGGAGCTGTTTTACAAGGTGCAGACCCTACCACACTCAAAGAACGGCCCCCGCAGAACGCCGAATGGATACTATTCCCTGACTGGAAAGCTCTTTTGCGGTCTCTGCGGTGATGCAATGACCGGAACCAGCGGCACATCCAAATCCGGGAAGCTCTGTTACTATTATAGTTGTCACGGCCACCGTGCGCACAAATGCGATCAGCGGAGCTATCCCCGTGATCAGCTGGAGGAAACAATCTGCCGCGCGATCTGGGACGATGTGCTGTCAGATGATGCTATCCGCTGGATGGCGCATCAAACGATCCTTGACCAAGACAAAATTCGGGAGGATTCGGATCTGGATATCATCCGAACCGAGCTTGCACAGACCCGTTCCCAGAAATCCAACATCATGAACGCCATCAAGGCCGGGATCTTTACCGCCTCCACCAGGGATGAATTGCTGAAGCTCGAACAGGAAGAGGCTTTGCTGGAAGACCGTGTAAAGCAGGCAGAAACGGCTCTGTCGGCCCTTCCAAGCGAGGACGATATAATCTCATACCTTGATCTGTTCCGAGAGGGCTACGCTTCCCAGGAGCTTACCAATGCAGCCTTGCTGGATGCGTTTGTGATCCGGGCGGAAGTCAGGCTCTCCGACATCCTGGTATATTTCAGCATAAAAAAAGAAGACCGACAAAAAATTGTCGATCTTCCTTCCGGGCCTGAGTGTTCGTTTAGTCCGGTCAAGTGGACATGCCCAAACTCTAAGCGAACACTGTACCATGTTGGCGAGTGGTTCGTGCTGAAAATTGTAGCATAAATCCCAAAACAAAAACAAGGCCCCGGATCGCTCCGGAGCCTTTTACTATTATCAATTATTCTTCTTCATCCTCGCCCGCATATATGGGCGGTTCCATTGGTTCCTTTCTGACCTCCGTGTGGGCCGCATCGATCAGACCTTCGCCAAGGATGTACGCAACCACGCTGGCCGCGCTCATGATCAGAGCGGTCACCTGTGTGGCAGTCGCTTCAGCCCCGCCGAAGAAAATGATCAGACCGGAAACCAAACCGGCCACCGCAACCCAGAATTTCCGAGATGTCAGTTTTGAAACCCAATCAATACCATGCATAAATCTGTCCTCCTTCTTTTCATTTGAGCGGAAGCGCCAGAACCTGATCCTTCAACGATGTGATTGTTCCGTTCCCGCCAAGCGTGTGATAGGCGTTATATGCCCGCTCGAATTCGCGCTTGTCATCCACTGAGCAGCTGCCAGCGCTGATATGCTTCTCGCCCTCCGCTCTGAGCTGGTACATGAGCAGACACCGCATACCATCAGCGATGGCCTGATCTGTGGCCTTGTTGGCCTTGACGCGCTTGGCAAGTAATCCATAAGCCGCAGTCAACCCGGTAACGATTAGGCCAAAGAGAACCTCAAGCCAATATTTGACAATAAACTCCCACATTGGACTCACCCTCTCCCAACAATATTGCCGATGATGTCAACGGCTGTTTCGATGGCCTTCAGCGCCTGATCGATCTGGATCCGGTCATCATCGGTCAGATCCGGCATACTTTCTCCGTCCTGGCCCTCATACTCCAGATAATTGCTCATCATGTAACCGGTTTTTCCGGCCCATTGGATTTTGATCCATGCGCCTTGATCCTCCAGGACATCCACCTGACTCCCAACCGGAACCCGCTCGACCAGCTGAGCGTCCCGATCCGGGCGAGTCCGGAAGTTAACCGTCTTTCCTGCCGCGCCTGACGGAAGAACGACCGTTGCCGTCTGCATTTCGCTTGCCTCCTTGCTGTTGTAGGTTATATTTTTGAGGTATGCCACAAATGACCATGATCGTATTGGATCACGGCTGAAGCCGTATTTTTCGCCCTTGGCATTGAGAACGTACCGGACATCATCGTCCACAAGCCCGACATGATGGACATCGCCGGGAGGCTGACCATACCATTTGTTCCCCCGTTCGCTCTCTGCCCACGGGCGGCATTTAAAAGCGACCATTCCGGGCCGGGCCTGACTGATCGGAAGCAGCTGGCCAACAATGTGATTCCGGGCAATGCTGTTGCTTCCATGGGTGATATTGAGACCGTGCTTGCGGAATGCATTCACGAAAGCCCCAGAACAGTCAACACAGCCCTCACGGGCAGAACCCCACTCATATGGCCAGTGCTCGTGGTACATTGTAGAAAACTCAGATATTAGTTCTTTTGATGTCATTTTAATCATGCTGCTGTCTTAATATTCGTCATCGATATGAATGGCTTCAAGGTACTTATTCCATATTGATCTTGCCATTCGTTCGTGGCCATGCGCATTTGGATGCAGTCCGTCAGGAGCAAATGCTGTTTTATTGTCCGCGTATGTTGGATTGATTCCTACTTCATAACCATCGACGTATACAATGCCACGCGCTTCGCATTCTTCGATAATTACGTCCGAATAATCTTTCAGAAGCAGGTTCTGGGTGTTCCTGGTTGTTTCCCACCCTTCGCGTTTCAGTGGCGTAATAACCAATACATGCGGCGTCTGTTCCAGCGCATAGTCAAGCGCGTCCTGCACAGCGGTCCGGAAATCTGTCAGCGTCTGATTTGTTCCGAAGTCGTTTGTACCGGCTGCGATGATAATGTTCGGCATTGTTTCGGTCACACTTTCCATTACCTTTTTGATGGAATTATCCCCGTTTTCCTTAACAGCCGACCCGATCCCAACCACGCCGCCGCCTACCACAACGGTGTCACTTGTTTCGCACACGAAGCCTGTGGATCCGACACCGTAGTTATATAGAACGGCATCATTTTTCCAATTATGCAGGAACATATGAAAGGCTTTTACTGTGTTTGTTCCTGCTGTGATGGAATCTCCGAAGCAATAGACACCGCTTGTCCCTTTCACAATGGAAATCTGTTTCTGGTCTACGCCGTTGATCCATACATTCGCACCCCAGAACACGCCGACGATTTCATCATCCGGCCTTTCAAACAGTCCGCTGCTCCATCCTCTCGCGTATATTTCTCTGGTGCTCTTCATGAAAAGGACGCCTGCATCCTGCGGAAAATCGGAAGCATCAACAACCACCGCCGCGGAACGTGTAGCCCCAATACCGCGGTAAATGCTGAAGCCTGCCGGAATTGTGAATGTCATTGCGTTCGTATCGTATACGATTTCCGAATAAAAATTGATCCCGATATAGGCATCTCCGAAAACAAGTCCATTCCGCTCTTTTCCGTTACCTACGACGCTTATGCAGTAATCCGGCACCCCTGCAATGCACACTGTACCGCTGTAAATGAATCCAATACAATCATCATCCAGCGCTTCCCGTGTGTTAGAGTTCCACGCCGTCGAGTATATGGTTTTATCATTTTTCATCCACAACTTCATGGCGGTAGCATTTGCCGTGAGCTGGATCGTCTCTTCATTGTATGCCGAAGTATTCCCTCGGTATGATTTGAATCCACCTGGCAATGTAAGGGTATTGTTTGTTACATTATAAACAACCTTTCTAAGTTCCGCTTCTATCCCGATGAATGATCCGCTTGAAATGTCGCTTGTAGCCATGCGGCTCCCGTTTGTGTCCACAATCTTTATGTGTTCATTAGGAACACCACTAACCCATACGATTTTTTCAAATACATAACCCAGGAATTCATCATTATCAGAATTCGGAGCTGTGTTCCATGCTTTCGGATAAATGGATCCTGCGCTTGTCATCCACAGGGTGCACGCTTCGTTCAGTGTCAGGTAAGATGTCAGGTCAATCGTCTGTGCGCTTCTCGCGCTGGCCCTTCCTTTATAAACAGCGAAGCCTGCCGGGATATTTATCACCTTTGTGCCATAATTGAATACAACATCAAAACTTTGATGAAACCCGATAAACGATGATATTGATCGCTGTGCTATTATGTCTTTAATATTGAATGTTGTGCTTCCAATTTTGATCTGTGGAATGTTTGCCATAGTTTTCCTCACTTTCTATCAGTCGGTCGGTAATAATTGGACACATAAACTTTTAAGCCCCTACTCCGCAGAATAGGGGCTTAGTTTGTGCACATACGAAAACCTGAATTTTTGGAATTTGAATGTGTAGTCCGTCCACCAGTGGCTACCAGTGGACGGCTTTTAAAGTGTTATTTAAATTCTTTCACGAAACTCATTTGCGTCAAACGTACTAATCGAATACACACGGTAGCCCTCCGCTTCCAATTCTGCATAGACTATTTCCATAGACTCAAAATCTCGGGTGATGAGCATAATCGCGCCGGAATCTGTTCCGACCAAGCATTTAAGTTTCATCTCCGCCTCTTTAAGTTGCATATGGAATAACAAGGTAATCTCTAAGCGTCATATCATTTTTCACATTGCTTCCAACTCTTGCAACTCTTAGGCATTTTGCAGTCCTGTCTATAGCATAAACATTAAATGCATCCTGAGTTACGCCTTTTCCGCCTCTTGGGGTATCGCTTTCCTTGTCGCAATAGTATGAGTAATAACTAAAACCGTCCAAAGCATATCCAAGCGTAACATTGCAGTTAAGTTGTATGTTAGTAGTTCCATCCGTATACCCAATACAGTCAGCATGCCGATGCCCGGTTACGTAACAGATAAACTCAACCCCGGAATTCAGATTAGTAAAATCCGCAGTAATTGTAATAGTTTCTGTCGCGCCTGAAGTTTCCTGCTCAAAACTATCTGACAAAGTTGTTCCGGAAATAAATGCATCAACGATCTTTGTAATCGGATTCCCGCTCCCCCATTGTATTACACTGGTACTCTGGACAAACTTATCTTTTCCGGTTACGGCAGTCATTGTCTTCTCCGGGGAATGCATCATTACAATTACGCCATAATTCTGTGGAGCATCTGCAAGCGTAGCAATAAACCAGTCAATCTGATCCTGTGTCCACCTCCAATGGTTTGTGGTTTTCTGACCTGCTTCATACATATTCAAAGCGATTAAGCGAATCTTTTTTTCGCTGAAATCCTTGTAATAATATGTCGGGTTTGATTCTCCAAGCGGAGTGCTGAGTGAATACTTTGTTATGATATTATTGAGGATTCCGCTTTGACCGGCTTTTGTGGTTAATCCTCTTGCATCATGGTTGCCGATGCAGAACAGTGTAATGCCGGAGTGACGGTTAATCAGATAATCAATATAATCCGTTTTGTCATACAGTCCGCTCATCGGAACAAGATCCCCTGAAATCAATGCCGCATCCACATCCAGAAACTCACTGTATTGTAGGAAATTTAGCGCCCTTACCGGATCGCCATGAATATCGCTCATGTGAGTAAAGACCGGCATTTCATCAAGCCTGTGTCCTTTCCCTTTCCAAACAATGTTTTTGATGTACTGTTCCGAATGGCTGTTCCTAATAACAGCATTCCCGTCATTGTTTGTGAATTGCAACGCAATCTGCCCGTTATCAATCAGGTCCTGCACTTCCGACACCGCAATATCATCAGCACCATTGTTTTTAACAAATACAATTCGATAAATATTGTATCCGTCATTGTCAAAATCGTAAACATCCTCATTCGTCAGAAGACCGCTATCCTCGCTAAGCGCAAGATATGTGTTTGAAGTGACATATCCGGTAAAGATATGCAACCCGTATCCGCTCGGTGCTTTCACCGTTACGGACACATTCTGATACGGCACGGCAACAGCACTTACGGTCGTAACATATTTCTGCGATGCACTTCCAAGATTCCCACTGCTGTCAACATTACCCTGATACAAATCACCAATGAACAAATTCCACGCGCTGAGTTCGGTTTCGATTTTATTGATCTTTAGTGCGGAAGAGTTTACTCTATCAGCAATCTTTCCAGTTATATAAACATACTGCTTCCCGGCAGAAATCGGTATAAGATTCCCATCCAATTCCACACGTTGAGGTATATGGTACCCTGCATCAGATTTAATCGCAATCAGGATATAATTGCAGTCAGACGGCACAGTTGCGATTGCTTCTCCGTTCTTTGCGACAACAACTCGTGTGCAATTATTACAAACATCATAATTCTGATCGTCTTTAAATGGCTTTGTATAGGATTTCAAAAAGCAATAGTTCGTATTTCTTTCGCTTGATGCAAGCATGTAAAATTTCATGCCGGGTGTTGCGTTGAACACAATATGCTCACCAACATTAAAAAGGCTCACTTGATCACTTGCCGAAATATACCCCGCATTGATCTGTCGTATGGTTGGAACTATTCCAAGATCAATACTTATATCCTGTTCAGTGGATAGATCTACAAGAGGTTTTGAAACAAACTGGAAAGAAACTTTATTGTAATCATCGGTTGTAATCGTACTATTATCATTTTTTGCAATCGCAAGCACAACGTGGTCAGTGTTGCTGTTTATGAGAATTTCTGAAGTTTCTTTAGACCACGCATAATTCGAATAAGTGCCGATATAACTTGTGCCACTAATTTGATATACTATATATTTATAGCCGCTTGTCGGGGCAGCAACAATCTTACCCCCTTTTGCACCGTCAACAGGAAACGCCGGGTACGTGAGAATCCTTGTCGTCGATTCGGAATAAACGACAGTGCCGGAACTGTCGTTCATCGTCTTTCTCGCAAACATTGCTTCGCTGATGTTAATCAGATACGAACTATCCTGTTTCTTTGCTATTTCATTCTGCAAATCAAGAATATCACGCTTTAACAGATAAGCATTGTCCGGGAGCATTGTTTCGATACTGCATCTTGCCGCTTGCGTTGCAATTTCTTCCGATGTTATTGTCCCATCGCTTGTTGATTTTCGGATAAGGATTCTTGCGTAATAGGCATTAGCATTCTCAACAACAAATGTGTTTCCATCGTCCCATGCACTATCTGAAATATATTCATATGATTTTGTGAACAGATAAACAATCAGGCATTTTGCATTCCCGGATACTGCTATTTTTGTTCCTTTTGCAACCTCAACAAAATTACTTCTGATTCTTGTGTTTGAAGCTGTTGTTGCACCTGTTCCCGGTCTCATCGAGCCTAATTCCCAATCGAGATCACTTATATCAAGTTCAGAATTTAAAGCGCGGTTTAAATCACTAACGGTGTCGCTCAACTCATCGAATTCCGCTTGCGTAACCTCGCCCGGATCGCCTTTGTCACCCTTCGGCCCGACCTCGCCTTGGATTCCCTGTGGGCCTTGTTCCCCTTGAATTCCCTGTTCACCTTTAGGCCCTACAGGCCCAGTCTCACCTGTATCTCCTTTGGGGCCTTGCGGCCCAGCCGGACCATCAAATTCTCCTGACTCTTTTGCGGCTGTAAGAGCATCTTCAATCTGCTGCTCCATTCCATTTGCAATATCATCCACATGCTCGACGCCTTCATTCAATGCGGCGATTGCCTGATCAATAGCACTCTGCTGCTCAGGCGTAGGAGGAGTATCGTCGGTAATCCTTGCTCTTGGAGTTACGGGAATTGTGATAGTATAAACCGTTTCGCCGTCTTCCAAGCCAGTGTGCAGAAAAATCCATGCATAAATCGTCCGGCCCTGGGCGATCAGAGCATCAGGAATGGCAACACCTTCGCTGGTTCCAATCATGGTCTGGCTGTTACCAGTGCGTTCAATGGAGAAATGGACCTGATACGCTTCAGGAAGCTCGACCCCTCTAATAATCAGGATCTGGCCATAGTCAAACTGGAAAATCGGTTCTGTGATCACATTCATGCTTGTCAGGGTTGCAACTGTCGTATTGTCTCGCATTTATTCATCACATCCTTTTTAAATCCCTTGTGTGATGTTCAGCAGATAATCATCTCCGCTGATATTTGTTACGCTGACAGATGCTGCATTTTCTTGCAATGCTGCTACTGCGTTTTTGACTGAAACTTTAGCCGTTGCGCTTTCATCCAGGTTAATGTCCCGCCCATCAAGTACCACAATGCCCGTTTTCCCATTAACAGATTTAACGGTCCCAAGTGCTCCAGCGATTTCTTCCAGGATCTCATTCGTCTCCTGCAATGTCTCATCCAGCGCCATCGGTTTGGTTACTGTTGCCATGCGTCTCCCTCCCTTTAGGTCGTATAGGTAATATGTACCATCCCGTTCGCAACGGAGAATGGCAGATCCTCGAACTGTGCAACGATTGCCAGCAGGTCTTCAATGCTCGGAATTGTAGATCCCGGATCAATCTGCGTTTCTGTCGTTGTGTTTACAACCACGCCGTCAACAATGCGCACGGTGGCCGTGTCATTGTTTGGCCTTGTCATTTTTAGGACCAAAGAAAAACTGCCTTCATATACATAGCAAGACTGAGGCAATGTGATATACGCAACATTTCCGGAGATCTGGCCGTTATTGATTACCACAGTATCGCCGTTAGGCCGGATAAAAAAGCCTGTCATTGTCTGGTTTGCGATGTTTTCAGGCTCTCCGTTCCTGTATACCGCCACACCGAACCGGTCGCCAAGGCTGTCCCCTTCACCAAGAGCTTTCGCCGCAAAGCTTCGGAATATATTTCCCTTTGCAATATCAATCCCGACAATGTCTTCTTTGATCATTGGATACCCTCCCTTATGTAATTATTCCCTGATGCCGTCCCGCTATTGATTGGCTTGGATGATTCCCCATACTTCGTCCATGATCTCTTCCGTCACGTCGTCGCTCAGCTTTCCGCTTCCGATGCTTTTCGCCTGCACCTGGTACCCTGTCGTCGTAGCTTTTCCCGCATACCGGTTTATGTTTGTCAGTTTCAGCGCCTTGATTTTTTGCCGGATAAAATCCCATTCCAGTTCTGAAACGAAAAGTTTTACATCCAAGCCGATCTCTTCGTTTATCACGCTGACGGTGTCGTAGAGCAGAGCCTTTTCCAGCCCCTTCATGGCCATGTATTCTTCCGTGTCTCCAAGTATCTCGAAGTCGACCGTGATCTCTTCCAGAATCTGATCGACTTTATCAACAGTGAACCTTTCCTGCGCTTTTGTCCGCATCTCCGCCAGCAGGTCCATTTCCGTCCATGTGCTGTCATCGCCCAGGCCCTTGTCTTTCCCGACCTGGCCTTTCACGGTCAGCCTTTCCATCTTGATCACCGGGTAATCGTTGATCCGGATGCTGTCCACCCACTTTGCCGGTAAATATAAATCGTCACCTTTTTCATTTTTCGCGACCGGAACGATCCGCGTCACCAGCCCGTCCTCGTCCCTGCTCCAGTTCACTCCCAGCATGTTTTTGCTGTATCGGATCTGGAACCCCCGGTCTGTCTCCGTCTTTTTCATAACGAAAATATCCCAGTTATCCCGCCTGTATGCCGCGTCAAACTTGGAGACAATCCCCTGATCCGGATCCAGCAGCGCGAATGTCCCATTCTTTCCTTTGATTTCTCCTGTGTAGGTCCCGTCGTCTTCTGTTGTAAGATTGGTCGCGATGGTCCCCGCGTACGGGATCATGAAATCGTCTATAATTTTCCCCAGCGCCATGGCTGGAGATGCCTGACTAATTTTAACGTTCTGGATCAGCACACCGTTCAGGTCATAGCTCACATGCTTAGCGTTCACGGTTACGGTTCTGTTCTTCGTGTCCACGGTCGACTTCCCGATCCGGAAAAGCTGAGTTGTGATGACCCGCGGCTTCGTCTCGCTTGGGCTGAGATGCCGCACGAAAGTCACGTCCGACCTTTTGACATAGCCCACAAGCCCGTAATAGGTGCTCATCTTGTACCATGTGCTGTCCACCGTTTCCACCAGGTAAAGCTCCGTACCTTTTGACAGGGAGGCCACCACCGCCGCGCCGCTGGTCTGTCTCGGGATCTGTACCCACCAGCTGATTTCAGGCGGCGGCACACCGGCCCCGCGGCTGCTTGGATCCCAGTATATGCATTTATAGTTTCTTCCGCCGTATGACGTTTTTGCGCCGACTTGCGATCCGGATGACGGCATCGTCGTATTTGGCCATGTCGGGTATGTAATCGTTTGCGGCTCGACCGGCTCTTCCCTCATTACGGTTTTGTCCAGGGTCTTGTAAACGTCCGCTTCATATCCGCTGTATGCGTTTTCGATTTTCTCCTCCGGTACCGGAATTTTCAGGATCGCGCCCGGCACTAGGTGCTTCCACTTTCCTTGCGGGTCGATCTGGTGCGTCATGGTCAGATCGTAATTTCCGCCCGCCACCTGTTTTATGGTTCCTTCGATCGGCTGCAGAATCACGTTTCCGTTGCTTTCGTAGTTCTCGTTTCCGATATCAAAAACGCTGATCATAGGAACAGCTCCCGCCTTTCTATCTTCACGGTGCTTGCGCCCACAAAGGTGACCGTGTTGCTTCCGACCCCCAGCACAGGGAAGTCGCCCGCGCTGTCCTTCGTCAGCTGTACGGTCTCGCCCTGGTTCCAGACCTCCATCGTTTCGCTGTCGATCCAGATCACCTTTCCGCTGCTCAGGTTCGTGACCGTGATGGTGTTATTTTCCGGCGTATTCCGCCCGGTAATGGTCAGGGTCATGGTTTCCGCGCTTGCGGTCACTCTGTATTTTGGCCTGCTGTTCACATCGCCGTCGTTCATGATGGTGGTCCCGCTGGTTTGTATGGAGATCTGGTTGTCCTTCAGCCGTTCCTTCAGCGGCTGGCAGTAGAACTGCACCTCCCCGGCCCAGTGGTCCATGTTCCGGCTGACCCGGTTCAGGGTGATGGCGCCGATTACCCGCGCCTGCTGCCGCCGGTCCGGCTCCCCACTGAATGTCACGTATCCGGCTCCATGCAGCCAGCTGTAGACCTGCCGAACCCGGTATCCGCCTTTCACGCTGATTGACACCGTCTGAATGTACGAATTAAAAACGTCTTGTCCTTCCGTTTCCGTCAGATCTCCGCTGCGTCCCGGAATTTCCACATGTTTTACGCGTTCCTCCGCCCTCACGATTGCCGCCGGTCCGCGCATGGTTATGCCCATGGCCCGGCAGTCGATCCCGTTCCAGATAAAAAAACTCTGTCCCATGGCTCCCCCTTTTACGACCCGAACCCAGCCATCGTCCGCCGGTTCGCCGCCGCGATGCTTGCGGCCAGTCCCTCCGCATCCTGTCCGTTATTCATGTACATGCTCTCCACATAAAGGTTGCTGCTGAAGGTCCTGGAGCTGCTTTCAGCTTCCCGCGCCGGAACCACCCGTTCGCCCTTGTGCAGCACCGCGAAGTAGCCGTCAAAAGGAACATATGGCAGCCCGTTCGCGTGCTGCGGTGTCCCGCCGAAAGAAGGAAGGCGCGGGAAGATCAGATCCACGCTGACTGGAATATGCATGTTTGCGTTGTCCAGGTCCTGCGCCAGCTTCCCGAAGTCCGGGTTAATGATCGCTGGCATCTGCGGCTCCATGCCGTAAGCCTGCAGCTGTGCAAAATATTCATCCATCGTCCGGACAAAGTCCTCATTGCTTGCCAGGTCCAGCGGTGTCGTCAAGCCGTCCCGCAGCTGGTTGTAATAGTCCTCCAGCTTGTCTGACAGATCCTGCGGCATCTTGTCATACAGCGCTTCAAAGGCCGGGTTGTCTATGTTGTCCAGCAGACCCTCCACGCCCTTCCCGAAGGCTTCCAGCGCTGCCATGTATTCCTGCGCGTCTCTTCCCTCCGGGTTCATGCCGTTTTCCTTTGGTTCCAGCAGCCCCTGTGCCCAGGAGCTTATATTTTCAAATACCCCCGCCCAATCCTGTCCGAAGGTTTCCGCGTTTTTCTTGATGCTTTCGATCTTTTCATTCCAGGCGTTCTCCACATCTTTCCATGTTTCGTTCCCCGCCAGAGCCCGGCCCACGTCCGTCTGATGGGTGAACCAGTCGCCGATCACGCCCAGCGTTGTGCTGCCGATCCCGCCCAGGAAGGAACCGATGTTTCCGCCTGTCTGCGTCAGCCAGTTCCGCAGCCCTACGAAAAGCCCTCCGCCCGCAGCGGTTCCTGCGCCGGTTCCTCCGCCCGCGCCTGCAGCTTCGTTCACGATCTGGTTCAGCTTCTGTCCTTCTCCGCCGGTCAAACCTTTCAGCCCGTCGATCAGCTTGATCACCGTCAGCACTCCCGATCCGACCTTCATCGCCAGGAAGGCCGCGCCGATGCCTTCAATCGCCAGCTTTACGCTGCCCCAGTTGTCGCTCAGCCATTGAACGCTGTCCACGATCCCGCCGAATGCCTTTGCGAATCCATCTGCTACCTTCTTCGGGTCGATCTTGCCCAGATCGGAGAACAGGCCCTCGACCGCTTTCCCCAGATCCTCCAGCGCCTGCTGTCCTTCCGGTGTCTGTAGCCATTCCATGATGCGCTGCAGCAGTCCGTTGATGGAATCCGCCGCTGTTGTCAGGGCAGGCGCCAGCCCGCCGATCACTTCTATTTTCAGCGCGTTAAAGCTCGCTTCCAGCTGGATCAGCTTGTCGTTCAGCTCCGCATTCGCGTTCACAGCGTCTTCGCTGGCCACCGTCTGTTCCTCCAGCGCCGCCGCGAATCCTTCCTTTCCCAGGGCAAATATTGGATTCAACTGTGCAAAGCCTTTCCCAAAGATCGCCTGCGCGTAAGTGTCCGCCAGATCCTGTGTCATTTCTCCGCTGGCCACTTTTTCCCGCAGGGTTTTGCCGATCTCCCAGAATAGATCTTCAAATGGTTTTGCCGCGCCTTCGACTATTCCGGTTTTCCCCAGCACCATTGCATGGGTGCTGATGCCCAGCAGAGAAAGGATATTTTGTTGATCTGCTGTCGGGTCATGAATTGCCTGCTGCACCTTCTGCTTTGCCTTCATCCATTCCTGGACCGTCAATTCTCCGACCGTGTCAAAAACGCCCTTGTACCGCTGGAAATCTTCCACGCCCATTCCCAGCACCATGGCCTGGGTTGCGATGTCGTCGCTGTAGCGCGCGGTGTCTACGATGTTTTCCCATATAGCTTTTCCCAGGTCGACCGCCTTTTTCCCGGCGGCTTCCAGCACGTCGCTGACCTTCCCGATGGCTCCGATCACTTGATCCAGGCTGACTTTCCGGTTCAGCCCGCCCAAGCTGTCTGCCAGCTTGTCTGTTTTCTGCGTCGCATCCGCGCTTTCCGCGCCCAGGCCGCTGATATCGTTCTGCGTATCCAGCACTGCAGACTGCGCGTTCAGCAGGGCCTGCTCCATTTTCTGGTATGCCGTGCTTGCTGGATCCACCCCGCTGTCCTTCATGGACTTCAGAGCCTGCTCCGCGCTTTTGGCTGCCTTCTGCTGTGCTTCCAGCTTTCCCTGCAGCGCAGTGGTCTTCGTCTGCATGTATTGTTCCGCGTCGCCGGTTGCTTTCAGCTGTTTTTCCGCCAGCTTCATCTGGGCATCGTATGTTTTCACGGTCTGCTGCGCTTGCGTCATTGATTGTTTAAACTGCGCCAGGCCGCTTACTCCCATCTTTACGCCCAAATCCGCCATTTTTTACACCTCTCTTTTAATCCCATGCTGTTCATCGTCGTAGGTTCTCCGCCAGATATACATATCCAGGATCATTCCCGGCGGCATCTCGTGCATCTCCGTAAAAGTCAACCCGGCGACCAGCCCCCAGTGAATCACCCGCCGGTATGTAAATTCACGGGATCTTTTTTTGCTTCGATTTCCTCCAGCACCAGATCCCGCTCTTTGTTTTCGTTTTCTTCCTTTTCGGCTTCGCTTTCGCCTTCCTTCGTCAGGCAGGCAATCACCGCGATCTGATAGGCCATCAGCGCGTGCGGCTCCATATTTTCCCGCAACCATTCTTCCGTCAGATCATCTTTTTTCCCCGCGGCCTTCAGACCCGCGTTCCCCAGGATCCGGATCACCCCGATCAGGTTCCGAAGCCGGTTACGGCCCTTCAGGATCAGATCCCGCACCTCCCCCAGGTTCCCGATTTCCTCTTCAATTTCGATGAACTGATCCATCCTGAATCTTAGTGGTATTTTTCGTTCTCCAATATTCAAAATAATATTATCCATGTGTTCCTCCGCCTTTTATATGAGATTCCAAAGAAAGGGCACCCCGTATTGAGGTGCCCTGTTTTGGATTAGGTTGACGGTGCTGTCGTGCCAAAGCATGTATAGATCCAGGCCAGCGCGGCTGCTTCCGTAGCAAATTCCATCCATTTGAAGTATTTCGCTTCACCGGTTCCGTCAATGTATACCCCGATACCGGAAGCGTTGATCGTCGGATGATTCCACGTGATCTGCTGCTGTTTCGTGCTGGCGTTCTCTCCGCCGCTGGAGCACTGAAGCGCATGGAAGAAGAAAGCTTCGTACTTCCTTTCGCCCTTGAACAGCTTTACGCGGATATATCCAAGACCGCCTTCCGGCGGAGCTGCGTCCGTCACGTCATAATGCGTCACGGTGGACGGCGTACCGCTGGTGACCGGCTTCCATCCCAGACAGGCGGCACGGCCTTCCTTGCTGATGTCATTGGTTTCCAGCGTAATGGAATAACCGTTGATCCCTTTGTCGTTATCGATGATCACATCATCGCCATAATCGGGATTATCTGCGGTCTGGAACGTAATGTTCGCGCTGACCGCAGGACCAAGTACCAGCGGAGTCCCGTACGTGATCGCGCTACCATCCGACCGCGATGTGATCGGAGCAAAAATAGGCTTCCGCATTCCAATATATGCCATATTGTTTTTCCTCCCTTAGTTCCCTGTAATCTCTTGCAACATTTTTTCCGCTTTGGCGACTATTGCCGCTTCTGCGGCCGATTTGTTTTTGCTTGCTGCTCGCCTGAATACCGGCTGTTTCCCCATAAAGCTGGTTCCGCTGTTGATGCTCCTCGCGATCAATCGAACCGCTGTTTTCCGTTTTCCGAGCATCACATAACCGTTACCTCTTGTGAATCCAACAATGGTATCCACCTCGCTGCCGTTCTTCCGGAACTTTGCTATGCCGATTTTCCCGCGCAGCGCTTCTTTTTCTTCTGGCGAAGGCATCCGGCTTTCCCGTTTGTATTTAAACGGCGCCGTTTTTATGCTGTCAACCGCGTTGCTCATTGCGTCCGCGATAACGCCGGCGCCTTCATACAGTGCGCCGGACGCGACCAGCTCCGCTTCCGAATCCAGCCGTCCTAGAATCGCGCTCAGTTCCTCCAGGCCCTCCATTTTCATGTCAAAGGCCATCGGTTCACCTCTTTTCGATCTGGAAAACAAACTCCCGGTGAATCAGCCCGGTTTCCCGTTCATACTGCTCGCTGTTCAGATCCCAGCTTCCTTCGCAGACAGATTCAAGCGCAGTTTCCACCGCCGCCACGATCAGCATCTGTTTGCCGTGTGTGTACAGATCCACGCTGCCTTCCCAGGCGCGGTCCTGCTTCAGATCGTCCCCGTTGTCATCCTCTGCTTCAAAGTCAAGCTGTACCGTTCCGAAGTTGCCATTTGGGCGGGTCTTCCATTCGTATTCGGCAAACTGAACGCCATCGATGGCTTGCAGAGCGTTCACAAGCTCGTCAAACATATTTTGTCACTCCTCCGCCGCGTTTCCACGTACACGCTCCAGCGTCAGCTCCACGCCGTCGTCCTTCTCATCCGTATACTCACGGATGATTTTGTACCGTTCTCCCCGGTATTCGCAGAGGGTTTCCCCCTTGTACTCGAATCCCTGGGACATCTTCAGGCGAAGATTCGGCGCGAATCCAGCGGCCCGTGACTGATATTGTTCCGTTATGCTCAAGCTTTTTTCCGTGCAGTAGGTTTTCCGGCGCGTTTCCGTCTTTTCACCCAGCACGCCGAGCGCTTCAGGTCTTTCCGTGATCAGGTACACCACACCAGCCCGGATCATGTGCCCACCTCCAGAAAGTCGGTGTATCCGTCCGCGTTCGCCAGCTGTTTGCGCTGCAGATCATAACTTGCTGCAAGCCGGTCATAATCCGCCGGGCTCCCGAAGTGCATCCGGGTATAGGTGATCATGGCAGTCTGTACCATTTCGTCCGTGATCGTGCTGTTATCCGTCACGGTGACGGTTCCCGTCTGCGCGTCTTCCGTGATAGTAAAATCACAGGTTCCGCGGACAATCACCCCGGCAATAACCAGATCCTGCTGTGCCGCTCTCAGCAGCCGGCAGATGTCCGGTGCGTATTCCATGTCCGTCACCCGCAGCGCTAACATAGCTTCTTTCAGCATGGTTTCCCCTCATTTCGAAAAAGTAAAACCAGGGCAGGAGGAATGTTTTTCCTGCCCTGGCGGCGGAGTATCACAAGGCCTTTTGGGCCGTGCGATCATTTTGTCGCTTTTGCCATTCTTCAAATACTTTTCTGGTATACAGGTGCACAGCGGGCGCGTGGGTATCCATCCAGATGTCAAAGCCCGCGCACGCCGCCCGGATGCAGAAATGCCTGTCTTCCCCGCGCAGTGCGTCCAGGATATTCGGAATCCGAGCATACCCAACGCCGACCTCAAATACGCGCCTTTTGACCAGCATCAGAGCGCCTGTCATGCCGACTTGGTAAAGTCCCGGTTCCATCCAGTCCCGTCCGTGCCCTTCTAAGTTGTATTGATCGCTCATCCATGCGTTGCACCAGAGCCCGCCGTCTGCGTTCCGCGTCCAGAAGATTTCGCTCACGATGTCCTTGTCAGCGGCAATCAGCCATTCAAGCGTGTGCGGATTCAGTACCAGATCAGTGTCAGCGCTCAACCATGCGTCGTATCCGCCTGCCAGTACCATCCGGCAGCAGATGTTCCGCAGATCGCTCATGCGTTCCATGTTTCGCGCGGTCCACAGGTGGACGTCCTCCGTTTTCCGGTATTCTTCCCCAGTATCGTGCCGGATGTACTTTGCATCTCGAATGTGCGGGATGATTTCCTCACAGTCGTTCACCACGTAGAACCGGTCCGCCGTTACGCCTTCCGGCAGGATCAGCCTGTCCAGGCTGTCCTGATATGCTTCGAAAATGTCCGCTTCCTGTCTCAGCGGTGCGGCGATCAGAATTTTCATTCCTCCGCCCCCGCTTCAGGGTGGATCTGCTTCCATGCTTTGTACGTGTCTCCAGTCACCACGATGTTCCCGCGGTGTCCGATCTGGATCTTCGGGTCACACCAGATTTTGTACCCAAGTTTCCGTGCCCGCAGGCAGAAGCTTACGTCTTCCCCGTATCCAGGCAGTGGACCGAATAAATCCCGGTAATGGGTGAATACATCCCGAATAAGGCCCGTACGAATCAGTACGCATCCGAACCCGCAGCCTTCTACCTCGAAAGGTTCGCCTTCCGGAATTTCCGTCAGCACTTCGCTTTCGTTTTCGTCAGGCGTAAGACCCATCCGCAGTTTCTTATAAAGCACCGGCCTGTACGGCGGAACCCGCATGTGGCAGACGCCCGCCAGCATGTCGCGCCCTTCAATGCTTCTCAGCATGTCTTTCAGCGTTTCCGGCGGAAAAACCATATCACTGTCAAGCCATAGCACATAATCCGTTTTCTCTGTCAGTGCCATCATGGCCAGATCGTTCCGGCTTTTGTATACCAGGCTACAGCTGATAAACCTGTGAATCACTTCTCCCGGCTTTTCCAGTTCCACCAGGCTGCGCATGAATTCAGTGTCCACCTTGTCAAGGCATGGCACAGCGATCATGATTTTCATATTTTCCCCTTTCTTGCCCCTTCAAAAAAGTGCCCGGCAGGCAAGGGGACTCAATCCTGCCGGGCTATTCCCAGGCCGTCGCCGGAGAATCAATATCAGGCCGTGGTGCTGACCAGCCGCACGATGGCGTCGGTCTTCGCCGGCTTGCTGTCGAACACAGCCAGACCGCGGTACATAACGGAGTTGCTGGTGAATCCGGCGCTCTCGTCACTGTCCACGTGGATGTCTTCCGGCAGGTTGCCGACAATATCCGTCCACTTGCCCAGGTACACAGCGTTCGTGCTGGCGTATACATAATCATCCAGCACAACAGGATAGCCCATTAGGCGACCCGCGGTACCGCCGATCGTATCCGGCACAAAGATCGGATTCTCGGTGGTATCCTTGATCTTCGCGATCTTGGTGTACAGGGTCTTTTTGTTCATCAGAAACTTCGCTTCCGCGTCATACGCAGCAGGCAGCAGCGCGATCAGATCCACGATATTATCATAGGTGTATCCGGTGGTCGCGGTGTTCAGGATCTGGTTCGTGTTGGTGGTGAAGGTGATGGCCTTCACGCCGTTGGTGCTGTCATTCAGGATGTAATCATCAATGGCGCGTGCGATATCACCAGCCAGCATTTCAACCAGCCAGCCTTCAAAAGCGTCAATGCTCATCAGGCGGGCGGTGCGGCTGATCTGAAGAACCTTCATGAACTCATAGCCGCCCAGGGTGACGCTTACAGTGGCGTCCGCAGCGGGATCCATCGCCTGGTTCTCGGTGTGCTTGCTTGCAGTGTTCCGGGTTCCTTCAGCGATGAACTTCAGGTTGCCGGCAACCCGCAGCAGGGTAATCTCGGAAAGCATGGGAGCCAGCTTCTTCATCTTCTCGAAGAATTTTTCGGAGATGATGGTCGGCACCGCGTTGGTATTCGCGCTGGTATAGGCCCGCTTTTCAGTTTCATTCATGGTTCCCTGCAGGTTCTTCAACCACAGAGAGCGGTATTCGGGGCTATCCTTGCTCAGGATCGTTTCATTTTTGGTTTCGATGATTTCAGCCACTTTTCTTACCTCCGTTGTTCCGGCAGCGACAGCGTCCCGCTTCATCTGATCGAGCGCCGCCTGCCTGGTTCTTTTTTCAATTTCGTCATCAATTTTACGGCGTTCCTCCGCCAGTTTTTCCAGCTCATCCGTGCTCCTGGGGTCCGTCCCGCCCTCCGCGGTGCGGGTTTCCTCCTCCGCCGCGATACTCCGCAGCTCTTCCAGCCGGTCCTGCAGCTGTTCGTTCGTCATTTCCGTGACGTTCATATTTACCTCCTCAGAATCTCGAGCGCCTTTTCCCTGCGCTCTTTCTCTGCTGCCTGTTCCCGGTCTTCCGCCAGCTGCTTCCTTGCGCTCTCCAGCGAGGCTCTCACGCTCTCCAGCGCTTCACCTTCGGATGCCGCTTGCACAGTTGCCCCGTGATAGGCTGGGAAGGCCACCAGACTCACCTCTAAGATTTTCGAGAATCCTGTGATTCTCCGTAGAGGCTTTTCGCTGTCCAGGTCTTCCCATATTTCCTTATTAGCGACAAATGCAAATGACATACCGGTCATGTCACCGCGCTTTACCGCAGAATAAGCTTCTTTTGCCCTCGGATTTTCGCCCACGTCCAGACTGGCCCGCATCTGTACGCCATAATCATCCGGCGTCAACTTCATGGTTCCGCTGCCGTTGTTCCGCCTGCTGTGCGCAAGCGGAATACTTCCGAAGTCGTGACCGACCATCAGAGCGACGTCCCGCAGGATGTTCCCGTCTCCAACGGCACTAGCGTCGATCACTTCACGCCATTCGCCCAGGTCAATTTCCTGCCCAAACACAATCGGATATCCGGTCAGCTCCGCCACGCGGTCTTCCATCATCTCCGCCCGGATTTCCATTGGCAGGAAACGTTCTTCCCGTTTATTCATCCTTCTTTCCCTCTTCCTTCTTCTGATCTGGTCGGCCCTGATCAACCATGTAATATTCCCCGCGGATCGGTGCGTGCTGTCCGGCCCCGTCTTCCAGCGGAGGATAGTTGAACAAATCCCGGATCTCATCGATCAGCAGCGCACCGCGGTCACCCAACTGCTGAGACATGGCGACCTTGTCCGGAACGCTCATATACTGTAGCCGGTTCGCCGCCAGGAGCGCTCGGTTGCCTGCCACAATCTCCCGATCTGAGTAGATCATGCTGCTGAGCCCTTCGCTCATCTTAATAGCGAACGGTTCAATCTCGCCGTCGTAGAAGCTGCTCAGCTTTTCCGGCGTCGCTGTGTTCATGATCACCTCTTCACTTACTCCGAAATAGGCCCACACGTTTTTCTGGATCAGTTCCTGCTGCTTTTCATCGATCAGGTTCTTCCCGGCTTCCAACTGCTGCACGTTCGTCAGGTTATTGTTGAATAACAGCAGTCCGCCGCCGCCATCCTGGAAGTTGAGCTTGTCGAACCGCTTTCGTTCCTTTGTCAGGTCTTCATCGAACATGTAGTTCGTTACCTGCGCCATGAATCGATAACTTGCCGCATTCTTCACGCCTTCCATAATGCTCTGCTCAAAGGTGTTGATTAGCTCCATCGTCGGCGTCAGCGGCCCGTTATTTTCTCCGAAGAAGTCGTTTTTCAGCTGATGCTTTCTGATGATCGTGCACCGGTCCAGTTCCATGGCCCGCGCCTGGCCGTTGCTCATCTTGAACACAAGATACGGAACGCCGCCGGCTTCCTTTACTTCGCACCCGCTCGGATACACCGGCCAGAACCCTTTTATATCTCCCAGAGCATCCAATACCGGAACGATGATAAGATTGTTCTGCGTTTCGTAGATATTGTTGCACCGCTCCAGGAAATCCGGCCAGGTGCTCCACTGGTTCGGACGGACCTTTACCGCGTTGTACAGGCTCCGTTTTGCGCTGCCCCGCATGTCAAATTTCAGCTTCATGATATGCCGGGCTTTTGCATAGATTGCTTCTCGCACAAGGGCGCTTTCATACAGCTGCCCGCCCCAGCTGGTAAACACAGGCGCGTACGCCGTGAATGTTTCCATGCTGGTCAGCGGCCGTCCGTGCGTATCGGACTTCCGCCTTCCGAAAATTTTATCAATCAGTCCCATTGCATATCTCCCTCTATTTTCGCTCATTGCGGAGCAAGCTTTCCAATTCCATGTAATAATTCCGTCTCATTGTCATGGCGTCCAGCAGCGCGGCCATGCCGTCAATGTGTGCTGTGCTGCTTACCTTTACCAGTCTCCGCCGGTTCGTCTCGTCGAATTTCAAAGCACTGTCCATCATATGGATTTTCATCAGATTGTTATCTTCTGCGCTCTTCAGTTTCCCGTCTTTGATCAGACCCTCTGTATCAATGATCACGCCTGTCAGGTTGCTGCCCTGGCTTACGCTTTCCACATGAAAACCGGAACTTTCAAGATCCTGAATCAAGAACGCCGCGCTGTATCTGTCGTAACCGGTCTTCTGTGGCAGAATCTCATACTTCCGAATAAGCTCCTGATAGAATGTTTCCACATCGTGATAATCAACAACGTTATCACCGCTCTCGATCAGATAGCCCTGCTCAATATATTTCCGGTACGGGATCCCATCTCTGGCGGAATTCTCATCTACTTTGTTTTTCGGCATATAGAAACGTGTGAAGAACCAGACGATATCCCCCTTCTGGATCAGCAGGACAGCGGCCGTAAGGTCTGTAGTCATGGAAAGGTCAATTCCAGCGAGTGCATAAGTATGCCGGAAATCTTCCAGCGTCTTACCAGAATCTTGGAAACATTTCTCCACATCCTGAGCAGTCAGCCATGCAAGCGAACTGTTCTGTTTGATGTTGCAGTACTTCGTCAGGAACTCGCTCTTTTTACTGATAGACCCTTCTGCAACCGCAATCTCTTCCAGGATGTAATCGATCGATACGCTAACACCCAGGTTAGGAAGACTCTTCCGGAGTTCGTTTATATCGTTCCATTTGTCCGGATCGTCAATCATATATAAAAACGGAGCCAGCCGCGTTTCTCTGCTGGTTCCGTTGATAACAGCTGTGGCCCTCTTCATCAGCTCATCATACAGCCCATCACTGATAAAGTTTGCCGTTGTCGGATAGAAAAGCTGTGGTTCAGGTCTGGCCCCCTGGGAGCTTTTTACAACCTCTGCCTGCCGTAAACCAGGCTCTCCAGCAAACGCTGCAGCCTCGTCCAGAATTCCCAGGCTAATGTTCAGACCGTCGCTTTTCTTTGCACTGAATGCCAGCGGTTGCGCACTCGAATTATTGCTTTCGATATACAGATCTGTCCGTCTGCGCTTTGTCATCCGGTCCATCATCGGCTCTTTTCGGATCGTCTGATAGATACCTTCGTAGCAAAGCCGTGCCTGATCAAGTTTCGGAGCACACACATAAACCCTTGATCCGTACCCGCCATCGACAAACAGATGATAGCATCCTATGCCGCTCATGATAGCGGTTTTGCCCTGCTTCCGTCCGATGATAAGAACGATCTCCCGGAACTGCCTCCGGCCTTCCTGATCCATAACACCAAACACGACAGACAGGAAAGCCTTCTGCCATGGTTCCAGTTTCATTAGCCCAGGAGCAAGCGGCCCTTCGTGATGATGACAGTATCGTTCAATAAAGTTGATCGCGCTATTTGCCTTTTTCTGATCAAAGAACCATGTCTTTTTCTCCAGCCCATGGACAACAATCTCATACCATTTCCGGATCCAGTTACCGACCGTTACGCTTCCATCACAGATCTGCTGGTAATAAGAAAAAATCCAGTTATCAGCTGACATTGAAACCACCGGAGCCCATATCATCATCTATTGGAATCATATCGTTCAACTGTTTGATAATGGTCTGGTAGCTTTTATTCGTAGCGGTATAAATCCGGCTGGATGGTCTTTCACGTTCATATGGCTCCAGATCTGCGCTTTGACTGAACGCTTCCACCTCTCCGTTCTGCTGTAGATCTTCCCACAATTGATCACACCGCGCTCTGAGTCGCGCAGCCTCAATAATGAGCCCCTGTGCAAGGGCAAATTGCTTAGGTGGCAGAGTTTTGTATATCTCTGTCAGCCTATCTATTTCGTTTTTCTCCACATCTCTCGACATGTCTCTGCCTCCTTCCTGCAAGTCTGTCAAAGTCTGTCCGTTGGTAGGGGGTCACGTGACCCTATGCCCAGTTTTTCGAATGGCACAGC